ATAGCTGCCTGTGTGGCATTGCCATCTTTCAGGTACTCCGCGACAAATTCCCGTTGCTGCTTTGTTAGCCCATCACTTTCAGTCAGGATTTCTGCGCATTCCAGTTTTTGCGCACTGCGTGTTTTACGCTGCGCACTTTTTTGCGCACTCTGCGCAGGCTTCTTAATGTATCGGCGAGCAGTTGCGTAGTTCAGCCCCTGCGACTCACACCACTCTTTAGGTGATACGCCGGATTCGGCATGTTCGGACAGGAACCGATCTTGAAGCTCGCTCCAATCCGGCTTTGCCATTTCTATTCCTTGTTGATTACGTTAAGCCGCAGCCATGCGGGAGCTGTTAGGTGCAGGTAATTAAAATAACGTCAAAAATTGATCTTTATCAAAAATATGCTAGATACTCGATTTGCTGTATTGAACTGTGACTTAGGTCACTATATAGATAATGTCCCACACAATAATTTTAAGAATAAAAATGAATAACTTAATGCTATTTATGTCAGCTGTGATTTTGACCATTATTGCAGTTTACTTCGGGATTTCTGCCTTCCGGGATAAAAAGAGGTATCGCAACACCTTCAGGAGATAACCTTTAGCATTCATAGGGTGAGGCCAATCAAACTGGTTACACGATAGTGCGAAAGTTATACTCCCTATAAACTGAGGAGGTAGATTTGATTAAATTCACTATTTTACTGTTGATATCAGTTTCTCTGACCGCATGTGCTCATGAGAAAAGTCACGAAGGAACAACTCCAGAGTGTGTTGCTTACCAGCATATGATGACCGTTCCCATGTCACCTGATGCAATGAAGAGCCTTCAAGACAAGTGTGTTGCGTCTCAGAAACGCACATAGCTCCCACACATGATATCGCCTTGAGAAAGGCGATTACCCATCCGCTTTGTCATTTCTATTCCTTGTTGATTGCATTAAACAGCACCCTGATGGATGCTCTGTGATGCAGACATAAAAAACCGCCCGGAGGCGGTTAGTATAATTAGATCTTATTCCGATGGTCTTGCAGATACTCAGATATCGCACCTTCAAACGTGGGAGCCATATCACGTCTAACTCTAGTCCTGTTATCTAAATCATACTTTTCAATGTACTGCTGGCGAGTTATATCGAATTGATCAATTTGAATTAACAAATTCGGTTGTGCTATGCCCTCTTGCTGTTCATCAACCACTTTCACTTTGAATGTGTCTTCATCTAGCCTAATAATATCGTATCTGACTAAACGAGAATCTGTATTGCTGCTGATATAAAGCGTTTTGACGTTACTATAAATCATAGTATAGCCCTCGACCTATGGAGCCCATACATTACAGCTAAAGTGACTGCCAAGGCATAGTGTTTTGTATCGCCCGGATAAAATCAGTAACAATATCTTAACCAAATGGCCAATTACAGATATCTTCAGCTACTTCCGGAAGGTAGTCAGTCGGGCGGCCGCGTTTCTTTTCAGTCGCCATTTCTTTTCCTTGGTTATTGCATTAAAGAGCATCTGGGCGGATGCTCTGTGATTTAGACTCAAAAAAACTTGAGGCGGTTCTATTGATAATTGTGTAAGTAGTGCTCTCTACAATAATCAGCAGCCTGATACACTCGCGTCGTAGGTGAGCGCATATCCCCAACTTGAGCCTGGAAACCAGTCCTTTCCTCATGCTTCGGTAAGGGTACGTTCCCTACGTAATTAAAAATATCTTTGTTAAGTTCAAATATTTTAATTTCCGCCAAAATTTGATGGTCTGCATCGTACTGGTAATAAACCTCATACCTACAGGTTGTGTCGCCGTTAGATAGCTCATGAACTTCTGAAAGTTTTAGGTGCTTATATTTCATGTGGAGCCCCTTCCATAAATTGTTATTGTGATACGTTTCGTGACTTACATAACTCGCCACTTAGAAACAATAGCACTTGAGTATCACGTAACGACAAATAATTGGAACGGGATATTGCCTAGCTTTTCAGACTGTAAGAATCGATCCCCGCAGGCCTAAAATAATCACAATCGAGGCCACCGCAGTGATGGCCTCTGTTCTGATTACAGGAACTTATCTTTCAGAGCGACCAGATCGGCTTCGGCTTCTTCACCGAGGACTTCCAGACCGTGCTCAACAAATTCGACGAAAGCGTCAAACTTGGCCTTGGCCTGTTCCAGCGGTGAGCTGGTTGCAGTTGTATCTGCTGCGGTGGTTGGCTGAGCTGCGGTACCGCTGCCTGATGCTCCGGCATCAGTTGATGCTGGGGTTTCGGCAGCTACCGGGGTTTCTGTTACCACTGGGGTCGCTGCTACTGGCTCTACTACGGATTGATCTGACATTTCTTCGCTCTCTTTTTTCGTGAAAAGGCTTTTCAGCCACTGGATGAATTTCATTTTCGTTGCGCCTCAATTTTCCTGATGGCCTGCCGGTCGATGTTGGCCTGATTCAGCAAGCCGAATAGCTCAGCATTCAGCGTGACGCTGTCGCCGTAGGTGAAATTGTCAGGAATGGTTGGTTTAGTGATTGGCGCTGTCAGCTCTGCCGGGATTGGCAGGCATGGGATTGTTACTGTCCGGAACTCCGTTTGCTTCTGCTGCCTCGCGCAGCCGGTCAACAGCATTAGGATTAACGGCAGACTTAGCGCACTTGTCCGAAAGCAGGTAGGTTTTAATATCACTCTGTAGCGCCTTATTGTACTGGTCTGCGTCTGTCCGCTGCTGGAGCACATCAGACATGATTACGTTCTGCTTGTTGATGGCAGTCGTTAACTTCTGCACCCCATCAGCCAGATCATCGTTTTTATCCCGTAACTGGTTTATCTGTGCGTCTTTACTGTCGCTCAGTCGTTCTAGTCGGGCGTTTGTGGCGCTCAATTGGTGGTTGCTGGTATTCAGACCCCACAATGCAACGCATACCAGCAAAATGAACAAGCATGGGATGATGATGTGGGCGTTATTGCGTAGCGTGGTGTAGATTGCCTTAGATTTGACGAGCAGCTTTAGCCAGAGCATAAAACCCCCTTGGCTTTGAGTAGTCGTGTGGTTCTGTCGTCCAGGCCGTTAGTACCGCCGTTGATGATTCGTGTGATAGCTAGCAGATCATCTTTATCCGCTAGGGCATTCAGCCCGTGAGTGGACCACCAAGCAGCCGAGGCATCGGCCGCAATGGCATAACCTGCAACTAGGTCAGGACTTGCCACAATATCGGTACCCAATCGGCCTACCAGTGCCTGATAGTTACTGCGACCGGTAATCTGAATTAGTCCTCGACCACGGTAGTTCCATCCATCCCCGGAATCGACACCGCCGTTACCGTTTCGGTTGGCATAGATGATGTTGGCGATCTGCTGTTGTCGGGACTTTGGCACGATAGCCTCACCAGGCTGTCGCCCTAACCGGTCAGCATCCGATTTACTGATCCGAGTGCTGAAGGTGGCATACAGAGCAGCGGTGGAATAATTCAGGCTTTCCTGTACACGGCTAAATCCAGCCGACTCATGCCCGCATTGTGCGAGGAAATGGGCCTGCCGGTACGGGGTATTGATACCGAACTTATTCATCGCCGCATTGATGTTCGGAAACCAGACATCCCGGAGATAATCGCTTACGCCTGTCGCCTTTTGGAAATCACTGGCCGTCAGCATGTTCTTCGTCTCCGTTATCGGTTACTCCGAACTTCTGGCGGGCATATGCAAACAGCGAGTCAACGCCGACATAACCTACCGCTGCCGATACAGGCCAGCAGAGTTCAGGCGGAAAGGTCCAGTTAAAGATCGCCCAGATGGCGGTGAGTGTTGGCTTAGCAAAAAAGCAGAGGATGCCGCACATTAGCGCACCGGCAATTCTGTCCTTCCACCGTGCTTTTTTATTCCGGGATGTAGCGAGGATCGACATGACAAAGGCCAGAGCAGAGTAACCTGCTTCGTTCCTGTGCGTGGCAAGCCATGAGAGCATCGCAGCCCAGGTGTCCGGCCTTTCGCTCATAGTCTGTTTCTTCATAGTCACCCCCGAACGGGGATTGAGGTGTAGGGATTCACCCTGTGCCGTTAACGCTACAGTCAGAGAGGATGTTTTAACGGGTCGTCGATTGGCAGAGGGTGAAATTCAGGCATAAAAAAACCTCGCCGGAGCGAGGCCAAAAGTAAATAACAAAGGAAGGGTGTTTGATGAAAGACTTACAAAATTAAGCGTAGCCTATACTTATCAAACTTAAAGGAAATCCCATTAAAAAAGGCCCGCAATCTGCGAGCCTTTCGAATTTGACTGGATGGAAAGCATAAAATCCCACCATTGGTGTCAAATTTACCCAATTTCCGCCATTTAGTCAACCGCAATCGTTTGGGATTTATCAACTTCGTCAAAAGAGGTTGTAACCAGCCGCAGCATGCTGTTGGCGTGACTCTCGGATTTATCCAGCTCCGATATAAGTGACTCATAAAAACGCCTCACCTCATAGCGCCATTGTTTATCAGTGATATTGGACTTTACCGCCTTGAAAGCTGATGCGGCCGGCAGGCGGGTATAGCCATCTCCCGAACACCGGTTACACTCCTTTTCAGTAAATGCCCCACTCGCCTCCGTTTTCTCCCGATCGCATGCCCGGCCAGTGCCGTGACAATCCTTACACCGGGCACCGGGCGTTGCCGCAGAACGGGACCATGACGCAAAGGCGAAAGTTGCGAGTGTTTGCACCACCCTTCCCTTATCCTTGGTTTCAAGTTTGCGTAAGGCTGCCACCTTGTCGCAATGCTTTAATCCATGCTGTGTCAGTAACTGAATTGCCTTTCGCTTGTCGTTCTCACTCAGATCCATTTTGCCGCTGAAAGCTGTGAATCCGAGTTGAGAGCGACTTTGCACCATCCCAAATGCGCCCATAACATCAGTACCGGTTAATGCCTCTGATGCGGTTGCCCGTGGGGAGTCAGTGAATTGTGGGGATTTCGGATTGTGAAACTTAACGGCGTTTTCGAGATTCATTCTTCCTCCGGGGCGCGGCATCCCATGACTGCCAGTGAGCAGGTTTTATATCGGGAACTATCGGGGTGAAGTGGTTGAGTAATCGGGTTAGCCAGGTCATGCAACGTCCTCCCATTGTTTTAGTTCGCCTTCCAGTTCACGAACCACTACCAACAGGCCACCGCCTTTACGCTTCTCCAACCGCTCGAGTCGCAACACATCAATCTGTCCGTCATCCAGCCAAAAGCCAGCCTTCGTCAGAGCGTCTAAAACGCCTTTAGAGAGGTTGTCTAAATCGCGGGTACGGATGTCGGGTGGTGAGGCGCAAATCGTTACCGAGAGTCGGTGAGGCGTGTTTACTGCTAGGTTTTGCTGCTGGATGATGTCGTTTACTGCTCTGGCGTACTGTTTTCCCTTTTCGCTGATGTAATTCCGTCCTTTGGCGTGTCGGTAGTATGTATTATTCGACGGCGGCCACGGCAGTATCAGGTGATAGTCGCTCATACCGATATCAGGCCCTCCTCAGCCCTTGCGAGAATCGTCCGCATGACCCCCTCGGAGTGCATAAGCATCAGCTCGTCTTTGCTGTAGGTGGTTTTAAGGCGCCCATCAATGGCGGCGTGACACCGGTCGCACCCATCGGCGGCGAGAATGTCCGGCGGCTTTATTCCGGTACCACACGTTCCGGCCAGCCGGTAGTGACATGACACAGTGGTTTCGGGGTCGTGATTGCATACGCCTGGAATTCTGATTTTGCAGTCTTTGCCCTTGGCCGCTTTAGTCAGCTTCGTTTGTTTCATCATCACCTCCCAGGTCGTAAAAGTTCGGGCTCTTTGCGCTGTACAGTTCCTCACAGGTATCGCAGAGTTTGTTATCAGTGGCCGGGAAACCACAGGCTGTGCAGTCAGTTACCATGCACCCTCCGCATTCTGGTTCTGTCCCACTTAGCCCGCAGCAGTACAGAGGCATGGTCGTAAGACTTAATCTCACTGGCGGCTGGGATTCGCTTTCGCTTGTTCTGGCTTAACCTGGTAGGCCGGAATATCAGGTTGTCTAATGCGCGTTGGGTTGGGCTAAACACGGCACCCCCTGAGATAACTATCGAGCAACTTGATGCGACCAACGGCTGGTATGCCAGAGACTTTGTAAACTGACTGGCTTGGATTATCAGGGTGGGCCTTTTTAGCTATGTGCCCGTCAAGACATAGCTCTCTGATATTTAAGTTGACGGTGGTGTAATGAATTCCGGTTTCATCAATAACCTCCTTGCTCGTTTTCCACTCTGCACAGGTGAGCGCTGCGATTATCTTCTCTCTAGTAGGTGTCATGCCGCCCTCTCAATCAGTCGTTTTCCAAAGCTGATCAACTTATCGCGGTCCACTGTTTTGAACTGGCATGCGCCTGTTGGCCACGGGTGCCAGATGATCAGTAATGACCCCTTGTTGTTTCCTCCGACCGGCTTTCCGGTTTGTGACGAAATGAACGCCAGGCGACCGCCAGTGATCAGCCGGATTTCACTCGCAGTCCTGACCGCCTCTTTGAACCAGCCCACCGATGTATCGGCTGGCAACAACATCACGCAACCAACATGGTTGATGTCTTTTTCCTCTGCCGCCTTTTGGACAAATGGCAGTGGCGCACTGTACGGTGGATTTAGCCAGGCATAGCCGTTATCGACATACTCGCCCCAATCAGCTTGGAGGGTGTCCTGTTCGGCGGTGATGAACTTGCGGCAAAGCGCGTTATGCGGGCTGGCGGCTGCATCAAGCTGGAACTGAAATTCAGCATTGAGAGCTCGGAAGATCTCCGGCGGCGTCTGCCAAGTATCTTTGTGCTCTGCCGGTGTGTTGGATTTGTCTGTCATTCGTCCTGTTTCCTCTGCAATTCCCGGTACTCGCTGTTATCCGGTACGGTTAGCAGGCAGCCAATGCTGCGAGCCCAGCCCTCTACCCTGCTCAGGTAGTCGTGCATTTCGCCGGTATCGAGTCGGGATGTGTGTCTGAGTGTTTGGATTACTGTTCGCTCTCCGGTTATCACGTCTACCCTTTCAGTCTCTTCGTACCCTAGATAGGTATGCTTCATCGCGTCT